ATCTTGTGGCCCCAGCACAACCGGAGCGGCTACCCACAGCCATGTGGCCCCGCACGTGAGGTAAATAAAATGGCAAAAGCAAGAGGCCACCGTGCCAACAAAGCAAACGACTCTTTTGGAACCATCAACAACGACCAGCTTTACAAAGGAAAGTATCGTGAAGAGGTCTATCAAGATGACGACGAAGAGGTAGAAGCCCAAAGTGAAGCTGACCCCGAAGACGTTTCGGCTACTCAGCAGGAAGGCGAAGCCGGAGAAAGCTTTGCAGCAGCAAAGAAAGAACAGCCGGAAGAATCACACGACTACAAGAAACGTTACGACGACCTAAAGCGTCACTACGACGAAAAGGTCAACGAGTTCAAACAGGAGATTACTGAACTTAAATCTGCCGTACGTTCTAGCGATGTTGAAATGCCACAAGGTATTCCGATGCCGAAGACAATGGAAGAACTGCAGCAATTTAAGGACAACTATCCTGAAATATTTGAAGTCGTCCAGTCGGTTTCTGCTATGCAAGCACAGGCACAATTGTCTGAATTGCAAAATGAGATTGGCGTAATCAAAGAACGCGAAAAGGAAATGGAAAAGAAGAAAGCCTACGCTGAACTTCTCCAGCTTCACCCGGACTTTGATAAGCTAAAATCAGATCAGGAGTTTCTTGAGTGGTTGGATGAACAGCCTGAATCACTAAGTGACGGGATCTACAAGAATAGCACTAATGCTCGTTTGGCTGCACGTGTTGTTGATCTCTACAAAGCTGATAAAAACATCAGCACAAAACCGAAACAGACTAGATCTAAGAACGAGGATGCAGCCGCGTCTGTTACTCGCCAAGCCCCTAAAGAGTTATCAACAAGGGATAACAAGGGTAAGATCTGGAAAGCTTCACAAATCGCCAAGATGAAACCGTGGGAGTTCGAAAAGCACGAAGCTGAACTGGACGCTGCACGGGCTGAAGGGCGAATCGACTACCAATCTTAAACCTCAAAAAATGAAGAAGGAATAGAAAAATGGCATTTCCTAGTGCTGGCGGTTACGCCAACCTACCTTCTGGTAACTTTACGCCAGAAATCTTTAGCCAAAAAGTTCTCAAATTCTTTCGTCGCGCTTCGGTTGTTGAAGACATCACAAACACCGACTATGCTGGCGAAATTGATAACTACGGCGACACAGTTCGGATCATCAAAGAGCCGACAATTTCAGTAAGTGCTTACACTCGTGGTGCTACTGTAACTCCACAAAACCTCGCTGACGATGAAACAACGATGGTTGTTGATCAGGCCAACGCTTTTGCGTTCAAGATCGACGACATCGAAGAGCGTCAGTCACACGTTAACTTCGAAGCCCTTGCCACTTCTTCGGGTGCATACTCACTGAAGCGCAAGTTCGACGGTAACGTACTTCAGGCGATGGTAGACGGTGCAGCAATTGCTGGTGCCGACGACGCAACTCTTGCGGGTGGCCTGATTTCAACAAACACTGCTTTGGGTACGGCTGCTGCTCCAATCGCAATTCATACGAATTACGACGCTGCAGTTAACCTGATGCTTGAAATGGCAAAGGAACTCGACGAGCAGTCTGTTCCTGAAGAAAACCGTTGGTTTGTTGCTTCTCCTGCTTTCTACTCAAAGCTGTTCGCAGCAGGTAGCAAGTTTGCAGAGGTGCAGGTGACTGGCGACGGCACTTCACCACTTCGCAACGGCCTTGTAATGCAGGGTAACATTGCTGGCTTCAACTGCTACAAGTCAACCGCTATGGTTGCTGGTGCAACTGACGCTGTGTCAATGACTGGTGTTGTAGGCGGCGACGGCGAGTCAATCGTCCTTGCTGGTCACATGTCAGCCGTTGCAACTGCTTCACACATTGCAAAGACAGAAGTTGTTCGTTCAACCGACACCTTCAGCGACATTGTTCGTGGCTTGCACGTGTTTGGGCGTAAAGTCCTTCGTCCAGAAGGTCTGGTTCGCGGTGTGGTAGACACACTTGCCTAAATAATACGTCAGGGGGGCCACGTGCCCCCTTGACATCTTTTTAATTATGTGATATAAGCAGGAACCACCTGCGGGGATAAACCCACTATGCCACGCAAAAAAGAAACACCAATTAAAAAAACCACGACAGGTAAAGGTGCTAACTATCGCCCTACCAAGTCTGGTGCAGGAATGACTGCAAAAGGTGTAAAAGAATACAGAAAGAAAAATCCCGGTAGTAAGCTAAAGACTGC